AGGAGTCTATTTTCTGTTGAATGCCCAATACAGCACAGCAACAGCTACCAAGCCAACAAGGCCTTGGCTACCCAACGCTGTAACCAGCTTGATAATACCAGCTACTACATCGACGCCTAAGAATGGCACTGCGGCTCCAAATAAGATTTGAAGTACAACACCAACAGCGATTAGCTTGACGCCGACGTCACACACACGGCCTAGCAAACCACTAACCATATCAAATGCTTTGTCCATAATAGACTCCTTTAAAAATGGGTTCTTTTGGCCCATTGGAGTTATTTACGGCCACTTCAGCCCCCAATTGTATAGGTGTATTAAAACAACTGCCCAAAACTATTGGTCTGTAGCCATAAATAATTGAAACGAGGAATAATATGGCATGGCAATAGAGATAATCAACGTAGGGCCTACAGCCAACGACGGCATAGGCGACCCCCTACGTATTGCTTATATCAAATGCAATAACAATTTTGCAGAAATCTACAGCAGAGTTCAATCAACTCCGCCTTTGACCAGCATAGGTACTGTAGGCGATGTTGCTGGCATGTATGCTTATGATGCAACATATTTTTATTACTGTTTCCAAGACTACAACGGATACAGTAATATATGGAATAGAATTTTGGGATCAGTATTCTAAAAATGGCACAACCACAGTGGATTACAGCAGCAGGAAGCTTGGGAACTATACCAGAGGGAATTTTCTACAGTGTTTCTGTGGAAGCAGAAGCTGATCCTGGCGAAACTGTATATTATCGAGTAGTTGCAGGAGAATTACCCACCGGCATACAAGTCAGTACCACCGGCATAATCGAAGGTGTTCCGCAAAATATTGCTCTAGTCCAAGGAGTCCCCACTGAAGTTGCCCAAGACACCACCAGCAAGTTTGCTGTCCGTGCTTACACAACACGAGTAGTAAATGGAGCAACTGTAGTAGATCGTATTAATGATAGAACTTTTACTATCACTGTAACTGGTCAAGATATACCCGAATTTGTTACTCCAGCTGGTAATGTTGGTACTTATTATGACGGCACTGAAGCATCTATCCAAATACAATTTACTGATGTTGATCCTGCTGAAACCATAAAAATTCGTGTGATCTCGGGGTCATTGCCTCCCGGATTGGTCCTCAATCCCAGAACAGGGTTGATATCGGGAGTGATTGCACCTTTAGTTGGTCCTGCTGGAACAGCTCCTGCGGGTTATGATGCCAGTTTATTTGATCAATATCCTTTTGATTTTGTCACCCGCAGTGCCAGTAGGAACTATCAGTTTGGTCTAGAAATCACCGATGGCAAGGACTCCAATGTCAGAGTGTTTGAAATTTATGTGTACTCCAAAGACTCAATGAGTGCAGATACCACTGATGTCACAGCCGATAACACATTTGTCACAGCCGACGTAGTACCTACACGCACTCCTGTGCTGCTAACTCCGCCACCGGGCAGCCTGGGACGCATCCGTACCGACAATTTCTATGCTACAAAATTCACAGCCATTGACTACGATGGTGATCCCATGGAATACTTGATCAATGGTGCACCACCCGGATTGACATTGAATTCCATAACAGGTTGGCTATATGGTTATATTCCTGAACAAGGTGCAACCGAAAACACCTACAACTTTGAAATCACTGTTAGAAAAATTGATCAGCCCACTATTGTTTCAAAACCCTATGACTTTGATATCACTTACATAGGTGATCTCGACACAGTGGTTACTTGGCTGACTGATTCAGACTTGGGCACAATCAACAACGGCAGTATCAGTACTCTTGCAGTGCGAGCTCTTAACACTATTGGAAGAGAGTTACAGTATCAAATTGTATCAGGATCCAACAGTCGATTACCACAAGGATTAACCTTGTTGAGCACCGGCGATATTGCAGGTACTGTCAGCTTTAACACATTTGCTGTTGATCAAGGTACTACTACATTTGATCAAGACATACGCACACGCAACATCACACAAGAAACCACATTTGACATGACATTTACATTTACTGTAAATGCGTATGCTCCAGGTACTGACGCTGACATTATTTCGGTGTTTCGCACTTTTACTATCACAGTAGTCAGAGCATTCGACGAGCCATATCAAGGACTGTATATCAAGTGTATGCCACCGCAATCAGATCGAGACCTGATTCTACAGTTGATTCAAAATCAAGATATCATACCCACTGACTATGTGTATCGTGCCGATGATACTAACTTTGGTGTAGCTACGTCGGTGATTTATAATCATGCATTTGGTCTTAATCCGGTCAGTATAGAAGAATACGTGGCTGCACTAGATATCAATCATTATTGGAAAAATTTAACCTTGGGCAAGATAGAATATGCACAAGCCAGAAACGCCAACGACGAAGTCATATATGAAGTTGTTTACAGTCGTGTCGTTGACAATCTTGTCAACAATGCCGACGAAAGTGTTGGCAAATCAGTTAAGATACCTTATCCCATCGGTGGCCCAGACAGTACAGAAATAACCACAGTTTATCCCAACAGTCTGATCAATATGCGTGATCAAGTGATTGACACTGTGGGACAAATTAGTCCTTTGTTGCCAATTTGGATGACATCGCAGCAGGCCGACGGTCGTGTGTTGGGATTTGTGCCTGCTTGGGTTATTGCTTATGTCAAACCCGGACAAGGCGCCAGGATTGTATACAACATCAAAGAACAGTTTGGTGATCAGCTGAATCAGGTAGATTTCAAGGTTGATCGATACGAAATAGATCGTAGAGCAACATTCGCATGGGAACCCTACAACGACAGCACCATAAGTGGTGAGTGGATTCCGGCACCTCCGGCCGCTACTACATTTGACTTGACACCCAGCGATATTGAGTGGCTCAACAACTCACTTACGACAGTGCAGTGGACCAATGATGATTCTGTTACTGTAGAATGGATTAATCCCAATGTAGGAACGCCTACTATATTCGACGGTGGCGCCACTGCGTTTATTAATCCAGCTGATACAATAACCAACACAGACCAATACGATAAATATCTGGTATTTCCCAGAGTCAACATATTAGGATAATAAATGACAGTACCATATACCTTTGCCAACAAAACTGGTAATATTCCACTTAGCGAATTAGATGCTAACTTTTCAAACGTTAGTGCTTTTTCCAGCACTGCTGCCACTGTAACTTCATCTGCACAACCCAATATTGCCAGTGTGGGTACTCTCAGCAGTTTGGCTGTAACTGGTGGTATTACAGGATCCAGCTTGCTTATCACAGGTAACGTCACTAATGGTAACTCAGCAGTTATAGGAAGGATCACAGGAAATTCTCTATCTGTGTCTGGCAATGTCACTGGTGGAAACCTTATTGGAACTTTAGTCGGCAGTATTTCCAATGCTGTTTTTGCAAACACTGCTGCTACAGTCACAACAAATGCACAGCCCAATATAACATCAGTAGGCACTCTCAGCAGTTTAACTGTTACAGCCAACATATCTACCAGCGGAAATGTAATTGCTACAGGGAACGTTCTTTCGGGCAATGTGGTGTCAACTGGTTTGGTAAGAGGACTAACAGTTCTGGCCACCGGAAACTTAGTGGGTGGAAATGCCAATATTACAAATTCGGTAAATGCTGTTACACTTACATCTTCAAATATATTCACTACTTTGATCACAGTCACTAATATCCTAGCCACAGGCATTTCTGCAACAGGGAATGTTAGCGTAGATAATACCCTGAGATCGCCTTTGAAAACAAAAGCATCCGGTGACACTGGTACTGCTGGACAAATTTGCTGGGATGCCGATTATATCTACGTTTGTGTGGCAACAAATACATGGAAACGTGCATCGTTGGTTGGATTCTAGTAGAAATTTATTAAATATATAAATTACATGCCGCTAAATATAAGAAATATTCTAGGATAAAAAATGACGTCAGCTATTAACCCAAACAACATAAATGGAGCTTACCCAGTTGCAGGCCAAGACAACAATAGTCAAGGCTTCCGGGACAACTTCACTAACACAAAGACCAACTTTGAATATGCTGCATCTGAGATTACAGATCTACAGAACAAGGCTATTTTAAAGTCGGCTTTGTCTGGCAGCACCCTTGACAATGACATGGGTGGAAGTTTGTTGAGTAATGCTCAACTACAAGACATGAGTGCAACTGTGGTTGCTTTGGGATCGGTAACTGGTACTCAAGTAATTGATTATGCAGCTGGTCCTTATTACACCTTGAGCACTACGGGATCTGTTACACTGAGTTTTAGTAATTTTCCAACAGCTGGTACCTTGGGCTCTTGCCGTGTTAGAATTACCATTTCCAGCACTGCACACACAGTGACATTGCCAGCTGCGGCTACTATTGGCATTGCCAATATTCAGGGCTATGCCAGCAACATCATCACTTTCAATCAGACAGGAACATACGAGTTTGAATTTGAAACTGTTGATGCCGGTGCTACTATCAGTGTGTTTGACCTAAACCGCAATAGAGATCCTATTTACTTGCCCAGTTCAGAAGATCTGGCGGCCAGTGCTACTGCCAGTTTGACCAAGACCACCAGTTATTTTACAACTTCTACTGCCGAAACAGCCACCCTGGCAGCCGGCTATGCTGGTCAGATCAAAGTGTTTGCTATGTATGCAGACGGCGGCGATATGGTAATTACTGTAACCAATCCTGGCTGGAGTGGTGCAGGGACAATCACATTTACCACAGTCGGCCAAGCCTGTACTCTAATGTACATTAACTCAAAATGGTTCTGCATCGGCAACAACGGTGCTGCGTTTGCTTAACCAAAACTCTTGACATATCGGCCCTTTAATGCTATCATACATTAAAGGGCTTTTTACATTATGGAACATCCTCTTATCACAGACATTGACAATCTTACCATAGATGAATTGCAAGGTAAGATTTCCGAGCTGAGCAAAAAACTCAGCTTTGCCCAACGTATTGGTAATGCCCAATTGGCCAATCAAATTCGCATGGCTATAGAAACTTTTCGCAACAAGTACCAGCAAAAGATGCAGGCCATACACGACAACCAAAACAAAAACAACCCTGACTTTTCGGACAAAATAGACATATCATGAATGTAAAAATTGGCTATACCTCGCATTTTATAGCAGGTGTTTGGTGGGACAGTCGTTTGATAATGAGTACGTACACTGTGACATTTAAAATGATCACTGCAACCGACAGTGCTCAAGATACCAATACTGCCCTGGATCGCTTGCGTTACATGGTTGAAGAATACCTAGTAGACACTGTGTTTATCAAGGACACCGATCAAGAACAAATTGCTTTGTTGAAAGCTGCTGGGATCAAAATCATTGCATTACCTGAAGAACCAGTTGACCAGATCATAGGAATGATGCTATACTCTAAGCTGTCAGCTGTGATGGAAGGGTGCATGTTGATTCGCAGCATCATGTTGAGCAGTACTGCCGGCGACGATGTTATATACGAGCATGATGCACAAGAATCGGTGGCACCGTTTGATCGACCTGGCTGGTGGAGTGAGCCTACTCCTGCATGCGAAACAGAATCTCAACAACCGTCCAATGACACTGTATTTGTATTAAATGCAGTTAACCAGTGGAGAGACCTGGGACTACAGTGGATCAATGATGTAGAGTCAGATCAAGACAGTAATGTATTGGTGTTTACAGAATTTAGAAATGACAAAGACAAATAAATTTGGCGAAATTATATTTGATGAACATGATCTTTGTGATCTTGTGATGCAAGGGCACGATCTTTCAAAGTTAAATGGTATTATAGTAGATACGCCAGTGGACTTAGAAACTGCTGCTCTAATACTAGATGATGTTCCAGATTTTATAAAATATGACAAATATATTGAAGAAAATCTGAGTATACAAGATTTTGATCACCGCAATCAACAACGTTGGTTCATGCCCCAAGAATATCAGCAGTTAGATATAGCCAAACATGTATTAGACCTTTGCCAAACCGAAACAGAACTGCAACGAGTTGGTGAAGAACTCTTGCTGTATCAAGAAAGAAATCTTTTTGATTTATTGCGTTACCTTAAATATCTAGTAGACGTCATGCAAACCAATCGGCTAATTTGGGGTGTAGGCAGAGGATCTAGTGTGGCCAGTTATGTGTTGTATCTCATGCGAGTGCATAGAGTCAACAGCATGTTTTATGATTTAGACCCTACTGAATTTCTACGTTAAATACGCTAATATAAAGGATTCAAAATGACACAAAAACAATATCGCACTGCTCAAGGCAAAATAGTTGACCTAGGCGCCTTGCAATTACAAAACGAACATGTTCGCGCTGTGGGCAACATGCCAGTGAATGCTCGCGGAGATCTGCTTGACAGTCAAAATCGCCCCATCGATTCTCGAAACCAACAAGTGGCCAGACAATACCGAAAGCAAGTGAGCAATGTACAAGACGCTCCAGTTTATTCCAGCCGACAAAGAGCAGCCGACTCTGCACCTGCAGCACCTGCTCCACAGCCGGTGGTAGCACAGCCGGTGGCAGAAGTTGCTGACGCTCCCGGCGGCTTGGCCAGTGCCATTGCTCGTGCTAGATCAGTAAAACAAGAACCAATTACGCCAACCGGCAAAATCACAGGCTTTAAAAGGATATAAGGATATCAATGAAACCAGCATTTGCACCACACAAGGTAATGAACCTGCGTCCACTTAAGGACACTGTATTGGTTACCGACATGGTATTTAAAGAACGTAAACTCAACAGTGGTATTGTGTTGTTGAATGACAACGGTACCACTGCTGGCATTCGTCCGCGGTGGGGTCGCATTTATGCTGTGGGCCCGGACCAGGCAGATTACTCGATAGGGCAGTGGATTTGTGTAGCACATGGACGTTGGACCAGGGGTGTTGAGATCGAAGATGCCGAAGGTAATGTTATTACCATTCGTAAAATTGATCCCAAAGATGTACTTTTGCTTTCTGACGAACAACCCAGCGACGACACCATGTCAGACGCTGTTCAAGTATCCCCTTCAAAACGATAACATTCTTCTTGCACACTAACGCCATACATGTTATAATGCATGCATGGCGTTATTCAATAAAGGTAAACAATGAAACAATTATGGGTAGAACAATATCGACCCAACACAGTTGATGGCTATGTATTCACTGATGCCAAACAACGTGTTGAAGTTGAAAGTTGGATCAAATCAGGTATAATTCCGCATCTGTTGCTGAGTGGTAGTCCCGGCACTGGCAAGACCACCTTGGCCAAGCTGCTGATCAACCAATTAGGTGTAGATGAGTTTGATGTGTTGTATTCAAACGGATCTAAAGAAGGTCGTAAAATTGAATGGGTTGACAAATTGATCAACTTTTGTCAAACCATGCCTTATGGCAATTTCAAAGTGGTCTTAATTGACGAAGCTGACTACATGAACATTCAAAGTGTACAGCCAGCCTTGCGCAATCTCATGGAAGACTACAGTCAAAGTGTAAGATTTATCTTGACTTGCAATTTCCCCAACAAGATCATGGATGCCATTCGCAGTCGTTGTCAAGGATTTCACATTGAAAAAACTGATCAAACAGAATTTACAGCCCGGGCTGCCACTGTGTTGGTAACAGAAGGTGTAAAGTTTGATTTAGATACACTAGACTTATTTGTAAAAGCAACTTATCCAGATCTGCGCAAGTGTTTAAATCTGTTACAAAGCAACAGCGTCACTGGCACACTATCAAGACCCGGGGGTGACGAGCAAAGCACACAAGAATGGCGACTACGAGCTGTAGACTTATTCAAGAAAGGTCAGGTACGTGAGGCCAGGACTGTTATTTGTAGTCAAGCGTCAATAGAAGACATCGACGGCATGTACAGATGGATGTACGATAACTTGGATCTTTGGAGCCCGAACCTAGAAAAACAAGACCAGGCCATTGTAATTATACGCAATGCCTTAGCAACAGTTCCCCTAGTGACTGATCAAGAAATCAACTTGTCGGCATGTTTGTGTGAACTAAGTCAACTGGGATAAAAAATGAGATACTTTTTAGTCAGTTACCTTAAACAAGCCACGGGTCAGATGGACGAAGTGGTATCAGTCAGCGCACGTTTAAAACTACGAGACCGTCAAACAGCCGCAGTTATACTTGACTTTGCTACCCAAACTGTGTTACAATGTAGTATGAATGGTACTACAGTTCCCAAAGATTGGAACAAGATTGTGTCGTTCTATTATCAGCATTATGCTGCCACATTTGATAGGTTGGCTAAACAAAATGGAATTGAATTTAAAACCGCAGAACCCGAACCAGAAGCTAATCTTAGTTGATTGCGATGGCGTGATCCTGGATTGGGAATACGCCTTTGATGTTTACATGCAACAGCACGGATTTAACCGTGTTGAAGGCGGTGCTCTCAAATACAGTATCGGTGCACGTTACAACATCACCAATGAGCAAGGACACCGGCTGATCAAGATTTTTAACGAATCTGCTCACATTGGTTTCTTACCGCCCTTGCGTGATGCCATGTACTACGTCAAACGCTTGCACGAAGAACATGGCTATGTATTCCATGCCATCACAAGTTTAAGTAAGGATCCCAATGCTTGCGAACTACGCAAGATGAACTTACAAAAATTGTTTGGAAAAACAGCATTTGAACGTTTTGTGTTCTTGGATACTGGTGCTGAAAAAGACGCAGCATTGGAACCTTATCGCAATACTGGATACTACTGGGTGGAAGACAAGATTGTCAATGCGCAAGTTGGGCGTGACCTGGGCTTGAAAAGCCTGTTAATGGAACACGGCCACAACATGGACTACAACGACGTAGAAATCCCTCGAGTCAAGAACTGGAAAGAAATCTACGAGATCGTCACTGGCTAGTCTTCGTAAATCTCTAACACTGTGGTAATAATCGGGTGGCGTTGAATATCTTTTGTGCCCAAGCGGCACACATCTAGGCCTCGACTCGGAGTCCGCTCTAACCTAGCAGCGATGTCGATTAGACCGTTGTTGACCGTGGTTCGATCTGCTTGTTCAACATCTCCCGTGACCACTATTCTACTGCCAACACCTATGCGTGTCAGCAGCATTTTCATTTGGCTGGGAGTCGCATTCTGCATTTCATCGGCGATGATATATGCAGCTTTAAAGGTACGACCCCGCATGAATGCCAAGGGTGATATTTCAATAATCTGATCTGCGAGCATTTGTGCAACATCTTTAGGCGAATAGTATTCATGTAATACATCCAGTAAGGGTCTAGTCCAAGGCTCCATCTTTTGATTAAGGTCGCCTGGCAAAAATCCATGTTTTTCGTCGTCTACACCTACTGCAGGACGAGTCAATACTATTTTGTCAATTTCTCCTGTACGTAAGGATTTGATAGCAGCCTGCATGGCCAGATAAGTTTTACCTGTTCCTGCTGGACCTACTGCTATAGTGATATGGGTTTCCGGATCAAACAAGCTCAGTACCAAGCGTTCTTGTGCTCGACTCTTGGGTACAATTTCTATGGCTTTTTGTCGGGTTCTTTTTTCGTGCTGGTTAAAGTTGATGGTGTTTTCTACTTCGTAATGCTGTTGCTTCTGGCGTTGCGCCTTGACTCCTCTAGCTCTGCTCAAATCAGTTTCTCCTCGGTTGAACATAGTTTTTCCTCGCTACCCTACACGTACTTACACCAGTGATTCAGTGAGTTTAGTGTGCTGTGTTATTGATGAAAATCTGCCATAAGTATTTCTCTAGGCGGCTTATATTCAAAAACTCACATGCTTGACGTTTGTTATAAATACAACACTATGGCAAACAACAAACTCGACAAAGACATTTTTAAGAACCACGAAGACTATTGGCTTGTGGCTGAAAACATCAAAAATCTATACTTGTCAGAAGGCAGTTTACTGACACTGCTAGACTTTGAAAGAGTTTTAGATGATCTAGATTTATATGCATTTAAAAACTGGAGTTTAGGCGAACTGGTCAGCGGTCCTGATATTGGCAAATACCGAGTAGGGTGTATTTTTATGTGGCCCGAAAAGCTCATGCCAGATCCACGTGGCGCACGCCGTTTGTTGCCGTTTGATTGCGAAGTCAAATTCAAAAAAACCCGTATCAAAATACCAGTGAAAATTGAAGAACCTGATGATTATATTCCTGGCACACGCAAAGCCCGTTTGATCGAGCGACCAGTGTGGTTGGTTGAAATCGTCATGCCCAAAAGCTTGATGAACGACATACGTACAGGTTCAATCGAGATGGAAGACCAAAATATTGATTTAGAAGAACTGGACCAAGCATACGAGCAGGATCTAGACCAAGAGGAATTCAAAAAAGATGAACAAGCCGAACAACCAGCACCCACAGTATAAGCCGCTGAATGAGGGATTGGAATACAAGGACATGGTAGGTATTCTTAAACCTACCATGCACATCGACGAGTTCAGCAGCAAAATGGGCGACGACGATGATGTTATTGTTGTTAGTTTTTTTGTGCGTAACAAACAAGCTGCACAGGACCTGTCCAACTGGTTTGAAAAAGGATACGATTGGGTGCTGGATGCAGACATCAGCCCCGGAGAAATCAAACCTGGGCGTTTTTTGGTCTATATTGAATTGCAACGCAGATCATCAGCTGGTCGTCATTTGTCATTGGCTGTGGAAGATCTGGCCAGTCTGACCGAACACGAACCCAACAGTTGGGTCATGGTCTACAAAGACAAAGAAACACCATTCACTGCAGAAGAGTTTGATCGTCAAGTACCACTGAGTCCCAAGCAGTATCGCAAAGAAGTCGAAGGTGACTTAAACGAAGTGCGAACAGCAGCCGGCATTGATACCAAACAAATCTACGAACGCGAAAGCGATATTCGCAGTTTACAAAGCGCCGCTGGCATCTAACCCAAAATTCCCCACACATTCATGTAAGGATTTCAACTGTGTCAACAACTGACGCAGTTGATCAACGGCAATCATATTGGGTCCATCGCTGGGTGCTGAATCTGGCGCCTGATGCGTTTCGATAAACACTGTGCTGACTGACCCTGTGGCTATTGCCGCCCGGGCCAGATATGGGACCATCCGTCGGTCACCGCCTGAGCTCGAGCCAAGTGCTCCAGGCTGTTGGACGCTATGTGTGGCATCAAACACCACTGGATATCCGGTGCTTGCCATAATGGGTAAACTGCGCATATCAACAACAAGGTTATTATATCCATGAGTATATCCTCTTTCGCACAACATGATTCGTCGATTGCCTGTTGACGCAATCTTTTCAGCAACATTTTTCATATCTTGTGGTGCTAAAAATTGTCCTTTCTTGATATTGACAGCCAGGCCAGCGGCACCAGCTGCCAACAGCAAATCTGTTTGACGACAGAGAAATGCTGGTATTTGTAACACATCAATTCCGGCATCGGCGCATTCTTGAGCTTGGTAACTTTCGTGTATGTCGGTCAATACAGGCACACCAAACTGATGTTTGACGCTGTTTAATATTTGTAGTCCTGTAGCCATTCCAATACCGCGTTGAGTAGCAACACTGCTACGATTGGCCTTATCAAAGCTGCTTTTGTAAATAAAGGGTATGCTGAGATCTTGTGTTATTTCCAAGATGGCTCCAGCCATGTCATGTGCATGACCTTGACTTTCGATTTGACAAGGTCCTGCTATTAGAGTCAAAGGTTGACCAGGACCAAAAGATATTTTACCAATATTAAATGTGCGCATATTAATATTTATTGACTACACTGTCTAGTCGTGTTATAATTACATTGTGAAAGATTATTACAAAACCCTGGGCGTAGATCGCACCGCAACTCCTGACCAAATCAAACAGGCTTATCGCCGTTTGGCCAGTCAGCATCATCCCGACAAAGGTGGTGATACTGCACAGTTTCAAGAAATACAAGAAGCGTATGCTACCTTGAGCGATGATGCTAAACGCAGCATGTACGATCGGGGCGGCAATCCCAACAATACACAATTTCATTCCAGTCCAGGATTTGACTTTGATGCCATATTCAACATCTTTGGTGCTGACCTTCGCGGGCAACGCAGAACCTCGCCGCGTTTGGAATTATGGATTGGGTTAGAAGACGTGGCCACTGGTGGCAGCCGCACAGTAAGCCTACAAGTCAACGGAACAGTCAGCAATATAGAAATAAGCATACCTTCTGGCATACAAAATGGCGACACTGTGCGATACCCTGGTCTAGCACCTGGCGGACAAGATCTAATCATAATGTATCGCATCAAACCGCATGCTCGTTGGCAAATCGACGGTATCAATATTGTTACGGAACACGTGATAGATATTTGGGATTTGATTCTAGGTGGCAACATAACTGTCGAGGATCTTACCGGCAATGAATTGCTGTTGACCATACCACCTGAAACACAGCCCGGTGCCATGTTACGAGCACGGGGTCGAGGGTTGCCGGCTAGACAATTGCCTGGTGACAGAGTATCTACCCACCGAGGAGATTTGTTAGTCAAGGTCAGAGCAAGAATTATTGGGCCTGTAGATCCTGCTATTGTAGATGCTATACGTAAAAGCCGAACCTAATAAATACCCATATGGAACTGACACGTCGTACACTCAAACTCAAGTTGAAACCAGCTGATTTACATAACCAATGGGCTAACGAAGATCTAGTAACTCGTATGCTCCAAGTAATGCGCCAACATCAGGGCATCGGTCTTGCTGCCAACCAGGTTGGCGAAAGGATACGAGTATTTGTCATGTGCATTGATGGTCATAGTCTGGCCTGCTTCAATCCCGAAGTCGTGCAAGACTACAACGATCTAGTCGATTTCGACGAAGGATGCTTGAGTTTTCCTGGAGAAACGTGTATAATAAAACGTCCCGATACTATTGATGTACGCTATTATAATGTAAGCGGTGTCGAAATCAGAGAAACACTTACAGGATTAGCCAGTAGATGTTTTCAACATGAACTGGATCACTTAAACGGTATTACCATGCACGATCGTTACAAGGAACAAAATGCAGAACAATCCTGAAATTGAACAACTTATCGAACAGTCGGTTCGAATTGCTCGAGAACGGCAACACGAATACGTGTTGACAGAACACTTACTAATGGCCCTACTACAACATGCACCTTTTAGGGCATGCTTGGTCAAGTTCGGAGTTGAAATAAATCATTTTGATCGAGACCTTTCCAAATACTTAGACAGCTTGACAAAACTAGTCAAGGAAGATCCCAATCTACAACCTAGAAAGACCAATGCCTTGGAGCGTGTGTTTAATCGTGCGTTGACACAAGTTCTATTTACGGGTCGCCGCACAGTGACCACAGCAGACTTGTACTTGGCCATCATGGCAGAAAGCAACAGTCATGCTCACTATTTTCTGCTCAAGTACGGTGTTACCAAGAATGAATTTGTTAAATTCTGGGACACAAACTACAATCATACTTCGGCAGGCAGCATTACCAATCAGCAAGCAGATGAAATCTTAGAAGAATACTGTACCAATCTTACCAAGTTGGCTGCAGAAGATCGCCTGGAACCTGTTATTGGTCGAGACACTGAAATTGAAGAAATGGTCACTGTGTTAGCACGCCGCTTCAAGGCCAATGTGCTAATGGTAGGCGATCCAGGTGTAGGTAAAACTGCCATTGTAGACGGGCTTGCGCAACGCATTGCTCAAAACGATGTGCCAGAATTCTTAAAAGGGCACGAAGTTTGGAGCTTGGAAATCGGATCATTGTTGGCCGGTAGTAAGTATCGCGGCGAGTTTGAAGAAAAGCTCAAAGAAGTTATCAAGGCTCTAGAAGCCAAAAAGAACTGTGTGTTGTTTATTGACGAAGCACATACTATGAAGGGTGCTGGCGCCAGCGGTAATTCAAGCTTGGACTTTGCCAACATGATCAAGCCGTCAATCACCAAAGGCACTCTCAAGGTAGTGGCCAATACCACCTGGGAAGAATACTACGAATCGTTTGAAAAAGATCGTGCTCTTATGCGTCGTTTCTACAGACTCACAGTGGATGAGCCCGACTCAAATACCACAGAAAAGATCTTGATTGGCTTGAGTCCACGTTTAGAAAAATTTCACAATGTGCTGATTGACACTGACGCCATTGTGGCTGCGGTAGAATTGTCGGGTAGATTCATTGCTGACAAGAAAAATCCTGACAAAAGCATTGACTTACTAGATGCTGCTTGTGCTAGAGAACGTGTTAAAGATGCTGGCATGCTCACAATCACAGCAGAACTAATCCGTCAACAGGTCAGTCGAGTTACTGGTGTGCCAATGGATCGTTTGGAAAATGTTAATAGCAACAAGCTGACTGATTTGGAAACCAATATCAAACAAAAACTCTACGGTCAAGACGCAGTAGTTGATTCAGTGCTGGAGCGTGTGTACATCAGCTTTGCTGGCATAGGCAACGAAAAACGACCCATGGCCAGTTTCTTATTCTTGGGTCCAACCGGCACAGGTAAAACTGAATTGGCCAAACTGCTGGGCCAGAATTTAGATATGACTCTGTTGAAGTACGACATGAGCGAGTATCAAGAAAAGCATACTGTGTCCAGCTTGATTGGTGCACCTCCGGGTTATGTGGGGTTTGAAGATGGCAACGTAGGTGGCGGCAAGTTGATTAGTGACATCAGCAAAAATCCATTCAGTATCCTGCTGTTTGACGAAATCGAAAAAGCACACCCCGATGTCACCAACATCTTGTTGCAACTGTTGGACGAAGCACGTATTACCAGCAGTAATGGCAAAACTGTAGACTGTAAAAACACCATTGTTATCATGACGTCTAACTTGGGTGCTAGAGACAACGACAACAACGCCATTGGCTTTGGACAAAGCTTGGAAAAAACTGGCAGTGAAGATCGAGCAATGAAAGATTTTTTCAAGCCCGAACTACGCAATCGTATTGACCTAGTGTGCAAGTTTAATAAGTTAGATACACTATCAGTCAAGAAGGTTGTTGTCAAGTTTGTCGACGAACTCAAACAAAGTTTAACCAGCAAAAACATTCGTTTGAACTTGTCAGAATCTGCTGTTGAGTACCTAGCCGAACAAGGATACGATAGCAAAATGGGTGCAAGACCCTTGGGTCGTAAAATTGATGAGTTGATTCGTGTGCCACTCAGTAAGCGTATCTTGTTTGACAACCTGCAAGACACCACCGTCAACGTATCGGTGGTTGATGGCAAGTTAAATTTTGACAATCCTGTGTTTGATCACACAGAAGGTCGTCCTACTGTAGATAATAATGGATACATCGTCGTTGACCGATTTAAACCTAGAACTTAAGAAAAGTACTGATCGGTTGTTTTACGATCAGTATCGCTACAGTCTAAAATTACGCATGAAAGATTTTAGCTGCCTGCGTGAACTACGCAACCCTGATGTCACTGTGGAACAGGTGACATCAGTAGTTTCGCGTCGATTTGAGCAACGTTGTAACTACAGTCGATTCTTCAACAGAAGAGATTTGCCTACAGAATTGTCATCGCGACAATACGACTTGGATAATCTCATCAAAATGCTGCAATTGCTTTGGACTGTGCGGGATCAAATAAAATTAACATTCTCCGGAGATTGGGGTTATATCTATTCCAACAATAAGAAACTGTTACAGTCAATAGGCAGTAAACATTATGTACATGGTTATTACATCAAACAAGCTGTGGTGACTAGACCCAAAGATACTATTGTGTTGCAAACTAGTCCATATCGATACAGAAGCTTTTTAAAAGAGCGCCAGTGGACTCTGGCCGACAAAGCCTGTATCTTAGCGTATTTGGAAAATCATCCCGACATTAAAATCAGTCGTGGACTAACATACTGGCTTAAATATGATGCACGTTGGCACTGGTCGCGTAGGTACCATTACTTTGATCACAACGACGCAAAAATAGAGCTGATGATACAGCTGATTTGTCCTGGAATCGTCAGGACAACTATGCCCATTATTGAGGTAAATAACTGACTATGGCTAAAATACACGAAGAAGTTATTGTTATTAAACTGAGCAAACTGGTTCGCGAATCTGATCCTGCTACTATTGTTGCTACTGACGACATTGTCTCAGCCTTGTCTACAGTGGCTGAAGAACTTGCCGGTGCAGGTGTTGTTGTTGAAGTGGAACGTGCCTAAATGAAAACCACTACTCTGCAATTGCTGCCCACTACAACTTATGGTACTCCATCAGGTAATTACGATGGTAGTAGTCAAGATTGGGCCGGCGAGGATCAACAAGCAGCCAACTACTATGGCGGCTTTGGAACCCTGCAGACAGTGGCTTTTTTCCTGCTGAATTTTCAAGGTCTTATCAAAATTGAAGCTACTTTAGATGCTGTACCTGCTGCGGATTCAGACTGGTTTAAAGTCAGCGAATTTGACAGCACATCGTCGGCTACTACTGAAAATTTTTCAAGAAACATAACAGGCTACTTTACCTGGATACGTGCCCGAGTCGAAGATTTTGACGCCGGTACTATTACCAAACTAACACTGAGCTATTAACAAATGGAAATGTGCAAATTAAGCCTGGAGGCAACCACTCCGGGTTCCCATATTGGATTACAAATACGCCTCGATGGCAAAGTTATCTTTGATAGCCATGACGCACTGGATCAACATCTAATTGAACATGAATTTGCAGATTCTACAGATGCTGTTCATGTGTTGGAAATTGAAATGATGGGCAAGCTGCCCGGCGATACTGAAATTGACTCGCAAGGACAAATACTGTCAGATCGAGCTATTATCATACAAAACCTATCATTTGATGAAATTGCCCTGGGCCAACTGGTCACAGACCTAGCAACTTATACACACAACTTCAATGGCTCACAAGATACCATTGAAGATCAATTCTTTGGCAGCATGGGCTGCAATGGCATTGTAAAGATTGAGTTTTCAAGTCCAGTGTATTTGTGGATGCTAGAGAATATGTAATTGCTGTATAAATATAGCAAATTACATAGGTTTACCAAATGAAAAAACTAGTTATCATGCCCGGTGGATTCCACCCTTGGCATGCAGGACATACTGCATTATATAATTCAGCTGAAACAGTGTTTCCGTCAGCGGATGTTGTTGTTGCGGCCACTGCTGATACATCCACTAGACCATTCCCTTTTAAACTTAAAAAAACACTAGCACAGGCAGCCGGCGTTCCCGCTAATAAATTTATACAAGTAAAAAGCCCATTTAGAGCTGAAGAAATCACACAACTATACGATCCCAACGAAACTCAACTGATATTTGTACGCAGTGCAAAGGACATGGATCAGGCACCTCGCCCAGGCGGCGTTAAGAAAAACGGAGAGCCTGCGTACCTTCAACCATACAAAAGAAACGGCCTTGAGCCCATGACCAAACATGCTTACATAGCATACTTGCCGGTGGAGCAGTTTGGTCCTGGTATGACCAGCGCCACAGAAATACGTGGCAAATGGCCCACAATGAACCCCAAGCAAAAGATCGCCCTGATCAAGACCATATATCCCATGGCTGCTGCCAACGAAGCTGCTGCTGCCAAGCTGGTGGAAATATTAGACAGCGTGTTGGGCGGCGATGCAGTGGCAGAAACTGTTGTTCCAGTCACACCCGATATTGGACCGTTGACACCGACTCCGCAGTATTCCCAATCCAACGATTACATAGAAGAAAAATTACGCAGCCGTTGACTTGCTTGTTAAATACCTATATAATTTAACAAAAGAGGAAGTTATGGCTGAACAACAAATCCAAGTAAACGTTGATTACTTACGCACCACAAGAGTACACATCTGTATGCCTTGCTACGGAGGCATGCTGACAGAACAAACGTTCATGAGTTACATCAAGTGGGCAAACACTTGTCGTCAACTGGGAATTGAATGGACCATGGAAACAATGACCAATGAGTCGTTGATTAGCCGTGCTAGAAATACACTTGTAGCAAAATTCCTCAACAATCCAGACTCTACACATTTGATGTTTATTGATGCTGACATTGGTTGGGAGCCTTGGCACCTGCTGGTCATGCTGAATCGAGATGTAGATGTCATCGGCGGTCTGTACCCCATGAAGACCTTGCCAGTAAAATGGGTAGTCAACGGTTTTGAAGGCGCAGAAACAGGCCCTGATGGACTACAAGAAGTTTCAAAGACCGGCACAGGTTTTATGTTGGTCAAGCGTCATGTGTTTGACAAGCTCAATGAGCACCCTGCTGTCAAACCTTTCAACAACGACATTGGCTTGCCCAAGGAACTGGATCAGCATCTAAAAACCTATTACGATACTGCTGTGCGTGAAAATCGCTACTACTCAGAAGACTGGACATTCTGCGAAAACTGGCGTGACATGGGCGGCAAGATCTGGGTTGACAAGCGTGTGTTGCTGCGTCACGTGGGCAGCTATGTGTTTGACTTTGCTGCACAAGAACCCTTGTACAAGGCCTTGCACGAGATTGCTGTACAAAATGGCACAGTGCCTGCATCAGCTGTAGCAGCACCCCCAACATCGGCGGCGCCTGCAACACAGTTGTCTCCCAACACCACTCCTAAAGTTATTGCTTCTAACGAAAAATTAAAAGCACCGATGGATAAAAAGCCAGCAGCTAAAAAGAAAACTAAAACTGCTTAAATAAAAAAAGCCCTTAGGGGCTTTTGTTTTATACGGTAAATACATAATGGACATCAAAGAGCTACAAGATTATCGCCTGAGCGATGCTATTAAATTTCATAATCATCTGAACCCTAAGATATGGGGTCGTGACGAACACCTACTACCTGAAGTACGTGAAAAACTCTTGGCCATTGCTGCTGATTTCAAAGAATTCTTAGGCTTGGATTTAGAAGTAAAAGACATTACCATTAGTGGCAGCAACGCAGCTTATACCTACACAGATCACAGCGACATCGACTTACACTTGGTAGCAGACTTGCCCAAGGCTGACGCCAGCGACATTTATCGTGAACTGTTTGATGCCAAAAAATATCAGTACAACGATCAGCATAATTTCAAGATTGGCGGATACGATGTAGAGTTGTATGTTCAAAATGCCAATGAAGATCCCAAGAGTCAAGGCATTTATAGTGTGCTTGACAACAAATGGATATCAGTTCCCAAACGCCGCAAGCCTGATGTGGATGACATTTCAGTAAAGAGCAAGTACGAAGACCTGGGCCGGCGTATTGAAGCTGCCATCCGATCTGGCAACTCAGCTCAGTTGGAAATGCTGGGCAAAAAAGTACGTGAGTTTAGACAGGCTGGACTGGACAAGACTGGCGAGTTTGGCCCAGAAAATTTAGCGTTTAAAATACTGCGCAGCAACGGCACACTAGATCAACTACGTGCTGCACGTTTAGCAGCTAGAGATCGCGAACTCAGCATAGACGAAGCCAAGAAAAAGAAAAAGAAAAAGACACGTTATGGCTTCGGCGGTGCATTTTTCCCCGGCTATCACTACTATGGGCAAACTGACTCTGCCGATGACGGCGGTGGCGGAGATGGCGGCGGAGAAAGTGTAAAAGAAAGTGCCGACGACATTGATGTACAACTACAGAACTTTGTAAGGTTCTGTGCTGACCGTCTTGAGCTGGAACAAATTCCGCGCATTCAAATCAAACGCGATCCGGCCTGGAGCCGACGCAACAACAGTTTTGGTCGCTACATACCTGATGCAGATACCCTTATAGTATCTATTGCCAATCGTCATCCCTTGGATGCCATGCGTACAATGGCACATGAGCTGACACATCGCAAACAGGATGAACAAAAAGACATGCCCATTGGTGCAGGTGACACAGGCAGTGATTGGGAAAATCAAGCCAATGCCTTGGCAGGTGTGCTCATGCGCGACTTTGCTGAACAGCATCCTGATTACTTTGCCAAAGAACCCATCTCAGAAGCTTCGGGCTACATTCCTGTCAACAAGAAAGAAGCCGGTGATCCACGCTACAGCATGGCACTCACTGTGGATATCAAGCCCGGCGAGAATCAACGCCAAGCTGCCAAGATGGGATGGAAGACTGATCCGGCCGGCACACCTCCCACTGCCCGCACAAACGGACTTGTTGAAGCACTTACTCGTAAACTACAGCTGGTCAAAGAAGGCTTGGGTTTTCCTTTAGTCACGGAACAAGAACAAGAGCTGGAAGAAGTGGCCATGAGTCCCAGTGCCCTGCGAGCTTTTGCCAATAGCGAAGCTGCCCAAGGTATGAAAGCCGGCTTTGAAGCTGAGTTGGTGTTTACTGGACTCGGCTCCAACGAAGAAGAAGGTGAATGGGAACCTGACTACAGCTATGATCCACGTGCATATAGTCTTGATAATATTGAAGACTTTTTTAACTCAGGCGATTTTGCTGAGGGCATGACACGCCAAACAAAAGCAGCATTAGAGCAAGACTGGATGGAATGGTACGACGAAGCTCTATATGATGAGTTTGATGCTCCTGTTGCTGTGCGTGAATGGATTCAAGAAAACGACTGGGACGAAGAAGATCTTATTCGAAGTGCATTAGACGATGAATACAGCGAAGACCGTGTTAAAGAAATATTAGCAGCCATGGAACGACGGGTCAAAGGCACTGGTACTGCTGCCGATGCTGACTTGGTAGAAGAATATTTGGGTGCCGAACAAGAAGTCAATCGACAGCTGGATGAACGTGTAGAGTTGGCTGTTGAAGAACAAAACAGCGACTTTGAAAGTGCTTTGGACGAATTTAGAGAAAACTGGGACAAAGACGAAAGCGACTGGTTGCGTGATCGCGGCTGGCGAAACATGAGCGATATAGCCTACAACTTCGACGTCACATGGCCACACCTGACCATGTCGGGCGGCAGCGGCGAAGGTGGTTTCAACGAAGAAGCAGCGCAACAACTGGCTGACAGTTTAAGTGAAACACTCGGTGTAAAAACCACTGTCAGCACCGGTTATCACGGTGCTACTCGCGATACAAGTACTTGGATTTTTGAACCTGATGGCAGCTTGGATGCTGACGACGATGAAAACATGCCAGTGGAGATTGTGAGCCCTCCCATGCCCTTAGCAAAAACACTGGAAATCCTGCCCAAGTTTTTTGAGTGGGCCGAAGACAACGGTGCCTATGCCAATAGCTCCACTGGATTCCACATGAGTGTCAGCATGCCTGAGCACGAAGGAAACATGCTGGACTACACAAAACTGGCCCTGTTCTTGGGCGATGAATATGTGTTGAAACAGTTCGGTCGCGAAGCCAATACCTACGCCAAGAGTGCCCTACAAAAAATACGCGAAAAGAAGGGCAAGGTTGATGCTGAGACTGTTATGTCTGCCATGCGCAAGCATTTGGATCAGTTTGCTTCACGTGCCTTGGCGCAGCCATCGGGATTTGGCAAATACACCAGTATCAATCCCAAGAGCAAATACATTGAATTCCGCTCAGCCGGCGGCAGCAACTATTTTGAAGACATGGATCGAATCCAAAATACCTTGATGCGTTATGCTCAGGCCATGAACATTGCCATGGATCCCGCAGCTGACAAACCTGAATATGCCAAGAAGCTGTACAAGATGCTGAGCGATGTCAAAACACAAGAGATCACAGACCCCCGGACTGGTACCAAACGTACAGAAGTTGTTTCCGGCCTTGACAGTGATGCTATTGCTGTATTCAGTCGTTTTGTAGCCGGTGAGTTACCCAAGTCAGAACTCAAAGGCTTTATTAAAAAGATACAGTACGGTCGCGAAGTGGCAAAAAATCCACCTAAAAAGATTCAGTGGAAGGTAACTCATCCCAACCGCAGTTCCACAATCACACTCATGGCCTCATCAGCAGAAGAAGCTATTAAACTGGCCAAACAAGAGTACAACGATACCATGAATCCCGACGATGCTTATCGTGCAGAACCTGTTGCACCTGCAACACAGACCCCACAGACTGATCAAACAACAGCACCAGCTGCAGATGATCCCGCTGGCAACTATGTGTTGCGTCGCAGAGAAGGCAACGCAGCTACCGGCCCAGTGTTGTATAGATTTCATGCTGCCAACAACATGGCAGCTATTGAAGCATCTCGTCAGTGGACCACTGCTCGTGGCCTGGAGAGACGGTCAGTGTGGTTGGATCATGTATCGGGTGTGCCGACAGAAGTCCTGAACGCAAGACCTGTACAGGCCACGTTAGGTGAACCTCGTCCAGCATTTACTGAGCCACGGTCCAGCTCTATCCCCGAAGTGCCACTTGACATAGCACAGAACTTTCCGCAGCTGGCCGGCGAATTCTCCGGTGAGTGGAAGGTGGTAGATGGTTTGAATCGAGAAGTTCACAGATTTGGTGGCATTGGCAACAGTCAAGCAGATGCCAACCGAGTAGCACGTGAATGGGCACAACGAACTGGGTTTGATGGCAACTTAGAAGTATATCCGGTGATGAGATAATATCGACCTTGCGTGTCGACAGCGTAAGTAATATATCGATCACTGGATTCTGAATCACATGTCAACATATCAATTTACCCCTGATGGGCGTAGAATAATCCCCAAACTGGAATTTTACATCACCAATGTTTGCAATCTCACCTGTCAAGGTTGCAACAGATTCAACGACATGCACTTTCGCGGTTGGCAAAGATTCAGCGACTATGCTGATGTCATTGCCGAATGGGGCAAAAAAATCACAGTGGATCACACTGTGATCATGGGCGGCGAGCCCTTGTTGAATCCCACCATATGCGATTGGTTGCGTGGCCTGCGCAAGATCAGCATGTACGGTCCGCAAATCATGAGCAACGGCACCTATATTGATCGTGTGGATGGACTTTACGAAACACTAAGAGAAACGCACAGTTGGATCGGAGTAAGTCTACACCATCGCAACGATGCTGACGAAATATACGAACGTATTAGAAACTTCTATCCTGCTGCCAGCCGTGTGGTTGAAGTGGAGGGCAGAGAAAACACTCGCAGTGGCAGCATTAGATCATTCACCGATCAAAACAACATCTGGATAGAAGTTTGGAATCAAACTGATTTTGTAAAAAATGCTGTGAGATATACCGCAGAGGGCCGCCCAACTTTACACAACAACACCCCTGAATCGGCCTTTGTAACCTGTGCTTTTGCCCATAACAAAAACTATCACTTTATACGAGGAAAACTGTATCGCTGTGGACCAGTTGGCCTGTTCCCTGAATTAGATGATCAGTTTGATTTGGATTTGTCGCCCGAAGACAAAGCTTTAATCAGATCTTATCGCCCGTTGTCGGTAGAAAACTACGACGCAGAACATGAATCGTTTTTTGACCATATAGACGACATGATACCGCAATGCAAGTTCTGCTGCAACGACGATACTAAACATCCATTAGAATTCCGCCCCAAGAAGACTCGAGTCAATTTGGAGTAAATACACTCATGAGAGCCCACGAATTCATACAAGAAAATTTTGCAGATGGCCGGGTCAAAGGCAAGAGTCGTCCTGGGCGTGTAAAACGTGCCGGTGCCAGCTGTACAGGATCAGTGACCAGTCTGCGTAAACGTGCCAAAAATTCATCAGGTGAACGTGCCAAGATGTATCATTGGTGTGCCAACATGAAGTCAGGAAAGCGGAAATGAGAGCCGCAGAACTGACAGAATACAGTGTCACTGACAAAAAGATTGAACGGATCCTGGCCAAAAAGGGTTATAAAAAGTTAGGTGCTGGTGTTGACCAAACTGCTTATTTGGAACCCGGTACTGGATATGTGCTAAAGGTGTTTGGCACACAAGGCGGCGAATCATTTAGTCCCGATCATAAAATGTTTTTTGCTTGGGCCAAGTACTGTATGAAAAACAGCAACAACCCATTTTTACCCCGGTTCGGCGGCTACGACAGTTTTGTGTTGGATAGCGATCGCTATTTACAAATACGTCAAGAACCCTTGCAACCAGCTGGACGCATGGGAGTTATACTAGAAATAATGGCCAGTGCTGTTGAAGATGAAAATATCGCAGATTTAGATGAGCTGTCTGATTATGTTGAAGATTATTTCCCAGGCTATGCTGCTGGTTATCAGAAACTGCTAAAACAACTAGGACCAAAACAAATGCAGTTGATGTTGGGCACTATAAATCGTCTATACGACATTGGTAATCAAAAAGGTTGGGGTTTTGACCTACATGCTGGTAACTTTATGCGGCGTGCTGATGGTACTCCGGTTATCGTAGACCCTTGGGTTGTAAACTAAATATAACATGCGACTCTCCGAAATATCCCTGCCCAAAACCAAGATGAAAACCTACCTTGTTAGGTTAAAACTCAAGAGCATTGGTTACACTCAAATACTCGACACCACTGTTCAAGCTGTGAGTCCGCAAATGGCTCGAAAAATCATTGCCACGCAATACAACAGCACACATGTCCTAATTGGACAACCACGCGAAATCAAGCCACGCTAAATACAGCGTGAACACAAAATTCGTCAAAGTCTCGTTTGATATACACTGTAAGAACAAAAATGGCCTGATGCCTGCTTACCGTGTGTATGTCAACGACGAGCTGTTTGCTGAACGTACTTGGATTTGGAAAAATCATTATCTGGAAGAAATGCTGCAAATCGCAGCTGAACCTGGTGAATATCATGTGCGGCTGGAAGCAGTCAAACCCTGGGGCGGAAAGTTCAAAGCTTCAAACGTTCGGGTTGAGCATGGTGACGCACGTTGGCACGACACAAACATATTGGAAATACTACCATGAGAGCTAGAGAGTTTATCAAGGAAAATGCATCAGCAGGTGCCACTAGTACAGGTAGTATTGCTGTAGTAGCACAGCCTACGGGCCAGGTAATTACTCGTACACAAAATCGTCGACCTGGTAAATATAAAAACAGTTTAACACGGACCAAATAACATGTTATCAGATGATCTAAAAACCCTATTGGCCACGCAATATGCGTTTGCTGTCAAGGCACAATACTCGCATTGGAATGTGGAAGGTCCAGACTTTGCTCAACTACACGAGTTCTTTGGCAACTTGTACGAGGAAGTCAACGACAATGCCATTGATCAAACAGCAGAATTTATACGTGCCTTGGACGAATACACACCAGGGTCGTTTGAACGTTTTCAAGAACTCAGCTTAATTCCTGGACAAACAAAAATACCACGTGCTAGACTCATGATTGAAGAATTGTTGGCTGACACACAGGTCTTGATTGATCTACTGAATCAATGCTTTGCCTCAGCCGAAGAAGAAAATGAGCAAGGCATCGCTGACTTTGTGAGTCAACGACAGGCTGCTATGGCCAAACATGCTTGGATGCTACGTAGCTTCTTGAAGGACAATAGAGCATGAGAATAAAAAATCTTATTGAAGGATTGAATGCTCAACAACGCAGCGTTCCTCAGTTGCCTGCACAGGCACGGGCCAAGCACATTAGTGTATTGGGCGCCAAGACTGACCCCCGGCATCCGTTTGCAGGTTATATGGTGGGTGCCGATGAAAGTGCAGAACCTGGTAAGAAGCGTATAGGACCTGATCCGACCGATCCATACGAGAAGGGATGGCGTGCCGGCTTCCGACACAATGAATCAAATCCTTACCCAGCAGGCAGCAAAGAAGCCCAACAATGGGACGACGGATATGCAGAAGCTGAAGCGCAACCCAATCACTACGATGAGTCGGCAGAGAGTGACATGCCTGACTTGGAAGAAGTAGGCGAGCCTGTTGAATCTATAATGGATGCTGAACGTAGAATGGCAGCCGGTGATAGAATATTTGCTGCACACGAAATGGATGAAGAGCCATTTGAGATCCACAATGTAGGCGATCTCAAAGGTTACACATACGATCAACTGTTGGCTGTACCACAAGGTGTGGCGGAAGGCAAGTGGAACTATCCTCCTGAATATACCAAAAAAGCAAACGCAGATGACGAAGCTGAATTAGGAGTTAGTCTGATCAACAAAGACGCTCGTAAAGCCTGGCGTAAGAAACAAAAAGCCAAGGCTCACAAAGATCTAATGACTGGTAAGAAGAAAGAGCCAGGTGTGGCGGAAGGTCGTGAACATGATGACAAAATTCTAAGACTGTTCACTAGCGGAAAATCTCCAGAGGCAATCGCAGCACAATTGAGTATTGACGTTGATGCTGTCAACGATTACATCAATAACAGAATGCCTGATTCACAAGACAATAGCCCTCGTGGTTACAGTTCTAATCGCAATGTCGGTCAGGGAATGAATGAGCAAGGTGTGGCGGAAGCCTGCTGGAAAGGCTATCACAAAGAAGGCAACAAAGAACTGTTTGGCAAGCGTGTGCCCAACTGTGTGAAGAATGAAGGTGCTGAACGCAACGAACTAGACACACCTGCTGTACAAGCGGCCCTGGCCAAGATGGCCGAACGTCATCGCGGTGAAAAGTGGTCAAAGGAACAGTTGGCAGCCTTGGGCAAGCGAATAGCTGCACGTGGGCAAAAGCCAATCAAAGAAGATATTACCAAAGAAGATGTTATTTCAAAACTGAAAGCCAAGCTGAGCGATTATCTCAGCGACTTATCAAAAGAAATCAAAACTGATCCAGATCTCAAAGATAAACTGGCAGCCAAGTCTCCCGGTGATCAAATGGGTCCTCCTGTTAAAACTGTAACCACAGACGACGGACACGAAATACAAATACACGGCAACGAAGACGATGGCTTCCGTATTTCAATCAAGAACAAACCAGCAGCTACTCGATTCAAGAACTTAGACGAAGCTGTTATGGCCTGCGAAATGTACTGTGCTCGACGCCGCACTCAAACTGAATCAGCAGACTATGTGGAAGAAGCCGGCAAGGATGCCTGTTATAACAAGGTCAAGAGTCGTTACAAAATATGGCCGTCAGCTTATGCGTCTGGCGCATTAGTGCGCTGTAGAAAAGTAGGTGCTGCCAACTGGGGCAACAAGAGCAAAAAATGAGAGCCCAAGAATTCATCTCTGAGAAGTGGAGTCAAAAATACAAGAGCAGTATCAACTGTTCTAACCCCAAGGGCTTTTCACAAAAGGCCCACTGTGCCGGACGTGGAAAGAATGAGGATTATGATCCCAATGCTGCCCCACCCGGTCCAGAGACCAAACCCACTATGCCAGCAGGCACTGTGCGAGTAGATGTGGATGATGTCTACGACTGGTACAAACTAGGACAACATATCAGCAACATGAAAGGACTTGGCCAGCATGACTTCGGAAAAGGTCCTCCCAGTGCTATATTCTCATTTGGCAGCGAAGAACAAGAGCACGAATACATAGATGCTTTGAAGAAAACTGGACTTACTACCACTGATATCGATCCTGTGGATCCCAAACAACCTGCCGGTATGGCACGTCAGAAAACTGATCCTACTTACAATGTTGCAGAAGACCTACGCGACTGGTTTGGCAAAGGCAAGGGCGGTGGAGCTGGAGGCGGTGGTTGGGATAGATACAATACCAAAGGCGAGCGAATTGGTAAGTGCGGTGATCGCAAGCCTGGTGAAGGCAAACCCAAATGTCTCAGCAAGAGTCGTGCTGCCAGCTTACGTGCCTCGGGTGGTAAGAGTGCTATAGCCACAGCAGTACGCCGCAAACGTGATCAGGATCAAAATCCCGAACGTTCGGGTGCAGCACAAAACGTGGCCAGCAGGGCAAAGAAATCTTGACCATTGATCATGTAGATGCTACAATGAGAAACAAAGGAACCAGATCATGAAACGAATTCTAATCATTTTGGCAGCAGCCACAGCTCTGTCAGGTTGTGTGGTAACAGATCCTTACTATGTACAACCACAGCCAGTGTATGTTCAGCCGCGACCAGTGTACATTCCTCCCCCAGTATATTATCGTCCACCTCCACCAAGACCCCAGTGTTATTGGGTGCAGCGTTGGGATCCACAGTATCGTGTGAATCGCAATGTCAGGGTCTGTAGATAATGGACTATCCAGTGTATCCTGAGCACCCTGTGGATGCTGACTGGAAGCGCAATCCTTACTCACCGGTATAATCATGAGAAACTTTATTGACCTACTTGAAGCAATCGAACGAGGCTGTCCTCCTGCCACACAAAGCATCAAGCTGAATCTTGAGAACCGTCAAAAGGCCATAGACGAGTATGGCTACGGTCCTTTAGATCCCAATGCACCCAATGAAGAATTTTGGGCTGCCAAGGCCGAGGAATGGAACATGGACAACCCCGAAGATGCCAAGTCGGCACTTTGTGGTAACTGTGCAGCATTCGACGAAACATCTGACATGCTGGCGTGTATTGCCAAGGGCATTGGCAGCGAGCCAGGGTCTGACCCTGCCAGCACCATTGATGCTGGTACACTGGGTTATTGCAAGTTTTTGAAATTCAAATGTGCTGCCAAACGCACCTGCGATGCTTGGGTAGAAGGTGGCCCTATCACTGACAAATGACCAGAGAATATCGCATCACCGCCGACAGTTTTAGACAAGAAGATACAACCGACGATTGTGTTCTAAGTCCCGATGATCCCATACACGATCTTAAACCTGCTGCCATGATGGGCGGCATTGGATCGGCTGCTGCATTGGCCAAGTATAATGCAGTCAGCGAGCCGCTGGTAGTAGGTAGCACTCGGGGACAAGAAGCACGTGAGCAAAACATCAAGCCTGGTACAGAAGCATGGTTCCGGCATTGGTTCGGTGGTGCCAGATGAGAGCACACGAATTTGCTATCAAAGATCTTGAACAAGATCTAAAAAATCCTACCAGTTATGATGCCATAGATCACATGATGCAGACTATAGCTCGCAAGCACAAGATTTCTGCCAAACAGTTGCATGATCTTTTTGTTGAGAAGCACGGAAAGATTCCTGATGAATGGACCAAGGCACAGCTGGATGAATTAAGTTTCTTGGGTAGCCAATGCACTAAAGATTGTAGTGGTCACCGTGCAGGATATGCATGGAGCAAGCGCAAGGGTCTAGTACCTATGAGTCGTAGCCCCAGCTTCAACAAAGGTGCTGCACTACAAGCAGCAGGAAAATAACAGAATACCCTTAGGACCGTCACAGTTTACTGTGCCTAAGGCGTCTGGTGCCCACTACCATTAAACCGGATTCGCTACCCTTGTTTATAAAGTGTGGGGTTTTTATTTGGTCAAACACATGGGAAAATTAGCAATTGCATCAGTATTGATCTATGTTGCCTGGGTAATATATGTCGTTCATTTCTGGTAAAACATCTACATTAAATTATTGACTTGCACTGATACAGCGTATATAATAGCTCTATAAAGGAGATATCATGGACGCACCCACTTTCAGTTCTGAACAAAAAGCCAAACTCACTGCCATTATCAACGAAGGCATGCAGGTCATGCACGAAGTAGAAACACTCAATGCTGGCTTATCAGACACAATCAAGGCCATCGCCGAAGAAATGAATATCAAGCCCAACATCTTGAAAAAAGCTATTCGCCTGGCACACAAAGCAGAGTTTGGTCGAGAGCAACAGGATCACGAACTGTTGGAAACAATCTTGACCACAGTAGGAAAAACTCTATAATGGATCGATTATCCAGTATTGCCAGTGACATCTGGGCATGGATTCAAAAGGACTTCGACGAATATCCTGTTCGGTTCATGCTGGAAGTCACGGCTTGGATAACCAGTATTGCGTGTAGTGTAATAATGGCCCTGACATTACCGCATCCGCCGTTCTTGTTGCTGTATCCCATGTTCATTGCTCAATGCGGTGTGTTTGCTTGGGCTGCTTGGAGTCGCAAGAGCTTCGGAATGTTGGGCAATTATATTTTGCTACTAAGTATTGATACAGCAGCACTGATTAGATTAGTGACTCTGTAAGCGTCGCCCACTCTACGGGCAAGTACACGGTCAGGTGAGCCATAAGTCACTGGGAGAAGCAATTTGAGTTATGTAGATGCACTGTTCGATCGAGACAAAGATCGAATTCACATAGTTGAACGCATCAATGGCGTTCGCAAGTATCAAGAATATCCAGCCAACTATATCTTCTATTACGAAGATCCTCGCGGCAAGTTCCGCAGCATTTTTGACACGCCTGTATCAAGATTCTCCAGTCGCAACAACAAAGAGTTCCGTAAAGAAATGCGTATGCATGCCGGAAAGAACCTGTTTGAAAGCGATATCAATCCGGTATTCCGTTGTCTAGCAGAAAACTTTCTAGGTGCTGATGCGCCCAAGTTACACACTGCTTTTTTCGACATTGAAACAGACTTTGATCCTGTGCGTGGATTTAGCAGCACAGAGGAAGCCTTCAACAAAATCACTGCGATTACAGTTTATTTGGATTGGTTGGATCAACTGGTTACCATGGCCATTCCACCCAAGAGCATGAGCATGGACACTGCCAGAGAGATTGCTGCTGAGTTTGACAACACTTTTATGTTCGAGAAAGAAGCAGACTTGCTGAATACTTTCTTGGATCTCATCGATGATGCAGATGTGTTGTCAGGATGGAACAGCGAAGGTTATGATATACCTTACACTGTAAATCGCGTGACACAGATCCTGAGCAAAGACGACACAAGACGTTTTTGTCTTTGGGGACAAATGCCCAAGGCACGTACATTTGAACGGTTCGGCAAAGAAAGTCTTACATTTGACTTGGTAGGCCGTGTACACATGGACTATATGCAACTGTATCGCAAGTACACATACGAAGAACGCCACAGCTACAGTTTGGATGCCATCGGCGACTACGAAGACCTTGGCAGTAAAACTATGTATGAAGGCACCTTGGATCAACTGTACAATCAAAACTTCCGCACGTTTATAGAATACAACAGACAAGACGTTGTTCTGGTCAACAAGATTGACAAGAAGCTGAAGTTTCTGGATCTTGCTAATACGATTGCACATGAAAATACTGTGCTGTTGCCGACCACAACAGGTGCTGTGGCTGTGACCGAACAGGCCATCATCAATGAAGCACATGCTCGCGGCATGGTTGTGCCTAATCGCAAGAGCTATGACGACGACAACACACAAGCAGCTGGTGCGTATGTGGCATATCCTAAAAAGGGTCTGTGGCAAGACATTGGATCTATTGACATCAACAGCTTGTATCCATCGGCCATTCGCGCACTCAATATGGGACCAGAAACCATTGTGGGGCAACTGCGTCCTGTAGCAACTGATGCCCTGATCTCTGAGCGCATGAGTAAAGGGATGAGCTTTGCAGCAGCCTGGGAAGGTTTGTTTGCCACCTTAGAGTATACTGCTGTGATGGAACAGAATCGCGGCTTTGAACTCACCGTGGATTGGCAGGATGGAACTACAACTGTGATGTCAGCTGCTGAGTTTTGGCCTATCATATTCAACAGCAACAAGCCTTGGATTATGAGTGCCAATGGTACTATCTTTACCTATGACAAGGAAGGTATCATTCCTGGCTTGTTGGCACGTTGGTATGCTGAACGTAAAGAAATGCAAGCCACACTAGCTAAAGTAAAAGAAGAAGGCAATGCTGAACTGGAAGAATACTGGGACAAGCGACAGTTGGTCAAGAAGATTAACTTGAACAGCTTGTATGGTGCTATTCTTAATCCTGGTTGCCGTTTCTTTGACAAACGTATCGGGCAATCAACTACCCTAACCGGTCGGTCCATTGCTCGACACATGGATGCATACGTTAACGAATGTATTACTGGGAAATATGACCATGTAGGCGATGCAATTATTTACGGCGACACTGACTCCTGTTACTTTACTGCCTATCCAGTCTTAAAGAAAGAGATCGACGAAGGTCGTATGGTCTGGAACAAGGATACTGCGATTGCCTTGTATGACAGCATTGCTGATCAAGTCAACATGAGTTTTCCAGGCTTTATGGAACAGGCCTTCCATTGTCCACGAGAAATGGGTAGTATTATTCGAGGCGGCAGAGAAATTGTAGCCAGCACTGGATTGTTTATTACCAAGAAACGTTATGCTGTATTGTTCTATGACAAGGATGGTAAACGCTATGATGTGGGCGGCAAACCTGGCAAGGTCAAGGCCATGGGCCTGGATCTTAAAAGATCAGACACACCCAAGGTGATTCAAGAATTCCTAAGCGATATTCTCAACGATGTGCTCAACGGCGGCGACAAAGATCCCATTATAGAGAAGATTCGCAATTTCAAAATGCTGTTCAAGGAACGGCCGGGCTGGGAAAAAGGATCGCCCAAGCGTGTCAACAACTTGACCATGTATGGCAACAAGGAAATCAAAGAAGGCAAAACCAACATGCCCGGGCATGTACGTGCTGCTCTTAACTGGAATAACCTGCGTCGCATGAATAGCGACAACTATTCCATGGCTGTCACTGACGGAATGAAAGTTATTGTGTGTAAACTGAGGCCCAATCCCTTGGGTTGGACCAGCATTGCTTATCCCACCGATGAACAACACTTGCCCAGATGGTTTACTGAGTTGCCATTCAATGACGCCGAAATGGAAGCCACTGTGATTGATGGCAAGGTCGATAACTTGTTGGGTGTACTAGATTGGGACTTGGCATCGGCAACCAATACCGACAACACTTTTGAAAGTTTATTTGAGTTCTAAATGAAACTGAGTGACATTATTGCTTATAGAAATCATCTAGACGAAGCTACTCCCCTAAACGGAGTTCTTGTAGCTCACGATCGCTTGGCTCCAGTATTGCATACAGTAAAGTCAAACGATATACAACTCACGCACCTGGTGGATCGATTGAGTCAAGACTACAAGAATGTGTTAGGCAGCATTGATCATTTTGAACGCACTATAGATGATATCAAAGATGAGATTTCACACTTGATTCAACAGATGGAACCAGCTTACTTTGCCGAAAGCTATAGGCTTTACAGCCAAGAAATGAGTCACGACACAGCCGAGTACATACTGAATCGTCGCATTGAAATAACCCCCGACGTGGCTGGTTATATCACAGCACGTATACAAGCACACGGCGACTGGCATCATGCTGGTATGATTATACATCCTGGGCACGAAGAATGGATCACGTATCTTGTGGGGCACGATCCCTTGTATCTTGTGGCGCCCATGTCTGAGATGTTGGATCCAGCAGTGTTGCGATTCAATGATCAATATCAGCGACGTCTGCGAACTTATACTGTAACTGAATCTGTGGATAATCCTATATTGGAATACTTGCCAGATAATCAGTTTGGTTTTTGTTTGGTATACAATTTTTTCAACTACAAGCCACAAGAAATTGTTAATCAATATCTCACTGAGATCTATCAAAAACTCAAACCTGGTGGTGTTGTGGCTTTTACATTCAACGACTGTGATTATTCAGGAGCTGCGGCATTAGCTGAACGCAGTTTCATGTGCTACACGCCCGGGAGAACAGTTTTGGCACATGCTCAATCACTGGGATTTCAAGTAAGGCAACGATACCGAATGAATAACAGCACAACATGGGTTGAACTTCAACGACACGGGCAATTAACATCGCTGAAAGGCGGACAGAGTTTGGCCAAAGTAGTTGACATTGGCCAATAAAAATATTACAATTAATACTTGTAGATCTAAATATCATCAAAGGACAAACAAATGAGAGACCACCTGTTAGACTTAGTAGAACACACATATGACTTGGGCTGTATTGACATCATCAAGATCACTGGTGATGCCACAGAAACCACAATCAACGGCGCAGCAGAAGATCGTTCAGTTGTAGTCAGTGGCAAGTTTTTAGTGCCAGTAGCAGACTTTGTTGGGGTATTTGGTATGCCTAACTTAAACAAACTCAAAGTGTTGTTGAATCTGGGCGAGTACAAAGAAAACGCTCAGATCGCTGTAGTGCGTCAAGATCGCAATGGTGTACAGCAACCAGTGGGTCTGCACTTTCAAAATGCCGCAGGTAACTTCAAGAATGACTATCGCTTTATGACTGCAGAGATTGTGGAAGAAAAACTCAAGACTCCCAAGTTCAAGGGAGTCACATGGCATATTGAGTTTGAACCCACTGTGGTTGGTATTCAGCGTCTCAAGATGCAGGCCAGTGCCAACGCCGAAGAACTCAACTTCCAAGCAAAAACTGATGGCACTGATTTGAAGTTTTTCTTTGGTGATCATTCAACACACGCAGGTGAGTTTGTGTTTCAATCAGACATTTCAGGTTCGTTAAAACGTGCATGGTCATGGCCTGTCAAGCAGTTTATCAGCATCATGGATCTCACCGGCGATAAGACAGTGCGCATTAGTGACGACGGTGCAGCACAGATCACTGTGAACTCTGGCATTGCTGAGTACAACTACATCTTGCCTGCACAGCAAAAATAAATGACCGAACAACACAATCTCACAGCTAACCAAAAAGATTACGCTGTATTCCTCCCAGCTATCAGCAGTTTCTATGCCAACTATGTGGGGCGACAGCGTACAGAAAACTACATTGATGCCGCCCGTATGCCAGCTGGCATTCCCGATATGGAACAACTTAACTGGTTGAATTCACAGAAAGGTCTATTCCCATACCGATACAGCTTGTACTCCGCAGGGCATGCTGACTTAGACCTGACCAAGTTTGTGGCCAAAGAGGACATGGTTCGTAATAGAGAAGCCAACACTATTATGTTGGCTGACTCAGGTGGGTTCCAGATTGCCAAGGGTGTATGGCCTGGACGTTGGGCCGATCCTAAGGACAAAGCAGCAGAGAAAAAACGCGAAGCTGTTCTTAAATGGCAAATGGGCATTGCCACACACGGTATGACAATGGATATTCCAACCTGGACTTATCGTGATCCCAAAGCGGCAGCCTTATGTGGTATTCACAGCTATGATGATGCTGTCAATGCGACCAAGTACAACAACGAATACTGGATGGCCAATCGTTACGGCGAGACCAAGATCTTAAATGTTCTGCAAGGTGGTAACCACAACGAAGCAGATTTATGGTATGCCACAATGAAAGACTATTGTGATCCAACCAAGTACGAAAAGCATTTCAATGGTTGGGGCATGGGAGGTCAGAACATGTGTGACGTCGAACTGGTCCTCAAACGCCTAGTACACTTGATCCACGATCGTTTATTAGAGCCGGGCATACACGACTGGATGCACTTCTTGGGCACAAGCAAGTTAGAATGGGCTGTGTTGCTGACAGTTATTCAACGCAGTGTTAGACAATATCACAACCCCACCTTTACCATCAGCTTTGACTGTGCCAGTCCTTTCTTGGCCACTGCAAATGGACAGTTGTACCACAACATCACTACTGAAAATCGTCGGAAGTGGAGCTATAACATGAGCCCCACTGCTGACAACAAAAAGTATGCTGTTGACAATAGGCTGTTTGGCGATGCAGTAAGACAGGATGGTATCCATCCCACATTCGAAGATAGTCCCATTTCGAGCCGTATGAAGATTTCGGATATTTGTTATTACAAACCCGGAGACCTAAACAAGATTGGCAAGGAAGGACGCACAAGCTGGGACAGCTTTAGCTATGCTCTGCTGATGGGTCATAATGTTTGGACTCACATCGAAGCTGTACAACGTGCTAACCGAATGTTTGATTCGGGAGTGTGTCCTGACATGATGGTACATCCTATAAATCCAGATCTGGATGTGGTCAAGATCATTGACCGTATTTTCGCTGCCAAGGATCGCCAGAAGAGCTTGCAGATTATTGCAGATCATGCTAAAATATGGGAACGGGTAGTAGGAACTCGAGGGTTTACTGGCAAGCGAGCAGTTAATGCTCATAGTCAATACAACACATTATTTGATGTCGAAGAAGACGCACCAGTCGTCGAATTCAACGAAGCTAACTTAGATAAACTAGAAGAAAGCATATGATCAGAGCAGGGCATGACAGTGTAAGATTCTTTTTTGGCAAAGAAGTCGAACATACTCCAGCGTATGATATGGATACTCTGTTTGTAGTAGGTGTACAAGCAATAGAGGACATTAAAGATGCGCTGGCACGTACTACTTACGAAACTAATCACATCTACTTTGGTGCCAATATGAGTTTTCCTAATCCTCCTGTAAATGATTTCCATACTTGGACATTGTGGGAAGACATGATCGGGCCATTCCTTAAATCTGGTGTTATGTGTACACTTGATATTGACGCCAGTGCAGTCGAGGGGCTGTGCGAATCAGGGCTAACAGAATATCATAACTTTATTCCCATGATCTCTGTCAAACTGCCTTACATGAGTCAGCTGGGATACAATGCCACTATCAAACTGGACGATCAAGACTTTGCAGCAACCAATCCCGGTGTGTGGTGTCATAGCCTACACACCTTACAAGATCGAGCAGTGTTTACACCGTGGTCTCGATATACAAAGGACAAAGTAATCAAATGAAATTTTTTGATCGATGGTTTTATCGTAAAGCACGTTGGTGCTGGCATCGTGCCGGTGTAGAATATCCTGAACTCAAAGTCGAGCAGGATTATCTAGACAAACAGGCTAAAAGCAATAGAATTGAAGATTCAATGGTAAGAGAAACGGCTGTTTGTCGAAGCGATGATATTGATCTTGAACGTCCCATCCGATTCAAAGTGGCCGCTGCCGAAGGTGGTATGATTGTAGAAGTACAAACATATGATCCCAAGAACGATCGAAGCTATACCAAACATCACATCATCCCCGACGATGTCGAAGACAAGGCTGCAGCCATTGCTCGTATTGTGTCGTGGGAATTTTTACGGAGACCCAGCTAATGATTCAAGCAGAACGCGAACAAATAGAACGCATTAAAGAAGCAGCACAACGACAAATATGGGTAACCTTCCAAAAAGAAGGCATCCATAAATATCCTGCGGCCTTGACAGACCCCATGCTGGCCACAGGAGATGAATATGATGTATCGTTTCTTGGTTATCCTCATCGCCATATCTTTCATTTCCGCGTGTGGATTGACGTCTGGCACACCGACAGAGAAATCGAGTTCATCCAATTCAAACGCTGGTTGGAAAACCTTTATCGTGGAACCGATAACCATAATACAAATACCGTTTTGAGTTTAGATTTTAAATCATGCGAAATGATTGCCGACGATCTGTATCTACAGATTGCTGGAAGATATCCCGGACGTGATGTCTGGATAGAAGTAGCCGAAGATGGTGAAAACGGCTGCTTGATCAAGTACAACACTCACCGCCCTTCACAAACTACAGTAATCTAAGGAAACAAAATGGCCAAGCCATCATTCAAGAGTAACCCCAAAGTCAACCAAATCTTTGAAGATCTTGAGCAGTATCTAGACTTCTGCCGTCGTTACGGATACAAATACAACGAAGCAGATCTTTACAACTGGAAAAGCTACGCTTACCAACAATTCAACAAGAGCCTACAGGGCAAGCATGTCAAAGACATGTGGTTCCAAGACATGCCTAGAGGCCGATAACGATGCGTAAGCTATACTACATGGGGTTAGAGTCGTACGAAGCTCGCTACACACTACAACTGACAGAATGGAATCGTCGTGTATTTGATCGCCGAGGGTTGGATGTTGTTTATGTTCCTGGCAATACCATTGACGACACTAAAAGTATCAGTGTCGGACAAGTGCTAGACGCACACGGGCGCAGTTATTTTTCAATGAGCCAAATGATGAACTTGGTTCAGTTGATGCGCAATGGAGAAGTGACCAATGAAGATGTTATCTATTTTGAAGACATGTTCCAGCCAGGTATTGAAAGCTTGCCATACATTATGGATCAGATTCCTGCACAGCAACGCCCTCGGGTATTTGTTAGATGTCTTGCTCAAGCCATTGACCCTGATGATTTTGTTCATGTGTGGGGTATGGCAAAGTGGATGTCACTATACGAAAAAATGGTCAATGAGTTTGTCACAGGCGTTCTTGCAACTAACGAAGAAATGGTAGCACACATGCGTATTGCAGGTTGGACTGCTCCAATCTATAATATTTCAGGCTTGGCATTTGGCAAGGAAGAAGTATTAGAGCGCATCGGCGGCACAGCTAACATTCGACCATTTGCGGCACGTAAACGTCGCGTGGGATTTGCTGCTCGCTTTGATCAAGAAAAGCAACCTGGCTTTTACATGGACTTGGCAGAACGTTTTCAAGAAAATAATAGCGATGTGACCTTTGCTGTTTTCTCAGGCGGTCCATTACGCAGTAACAATCCTGAGTTTGTGACTCGTGCCAGAGACTTGGCAGCAAAAGGTCTTTTGGAAATTCATGAAAACTTGACCAAGAACGAATATTATGATTTGGTCAATGACAGTCGTGTGTTGTTTAACTGTGCGTTACAGGATTGGGTAAGCAACACAGTAAGCGAAGCTGATACCCTGGGCTGTAATGTGCTGTATCCAGCCTACAGATCATTTCCGGAAACGTTTGCCAATGATCCCAACCGGATGTATGTTCCTTGGAGCGAAGATGATGCTTATGAAAAGCTCAAACTGTTGTTGAATCAACCTCATCACAACATGGGATTAATCAGCGACTGGAACAACGGTACTGTTGATCGTATTGTAGATATCATCACTGGTAACCACAGTGAACGCTGGGATCGATCAGGCAATCGCTACAGAGATCATGTGGCTCGAGCCAAGTATCCTGTAATCAAAGTTGAAGGATAATATGACCAATCTAGTAATGGTAACAGGAGCAGCTGGCTACATAGGCGGCCAGACTGCCTTGATGTTGAAAGAACAAGGCTATGATGTAATAGGTGTTGATCTTAAACCTCAGCCGGAACTGTTGCAAAACGTATTTTCGCAATATTTACAAAGTGACTTTTCTGATCCGCAGGTGCTAAACACCATTGCGCAACACCAGCCGCAGGCCATTGTGCATTGTGCTGGCACCAGCTTGGTTGGTCCCAGCTTGGCTAATCCTTCCTACTACTATCACAACAACTTTGTCAAGACCAAAATCTTGGCAGACTTTTTGGTAGATGCCAAGATTGCATCCAGGCTGATTTTCAGTTCTACTGCGGCTGTATATGGAGATCCTATCATGACTCCTTGTGCGGAAACTGATCCTCCCATGCCAATCAGTCCCTACGGCGAAAGCAAGCTCATGACCGAAATGATGTTGAGCAGTTACAATCAGGCCTACGGTCTTGATAGTGTGGTTTTCAGGTACTTCAATGCATGCGGTGCTGACCATTTGGTAAGACATGGTCAAGCCGAAGATGCCACACACATCATAGCTCGTATATTGATCAGCTTGCGTGACAACATACCTTTTGTGTTAAACGGCAAAGACTATTCCACTGCGGATGGTACTTGTGTTCGTGATTATGTTCACGTGGAAGACATTGCTCAAGCTCATATCATGGCTATCGACACAGCCATACCGTGCGGCATTTATAATCTGGGCAACAGTGTGGGTACCAGCAATCAACAAATCATTGACATGGCAGCAACAGTAACAGGACGCACTGCCGTAGTAGAAGTCGGTGCTGCTCGCCCCGGAGATCCAGCAGAGTTGACAGCTGACGCTGCCAGATTCCACCAAGCATCTGGATGGACCCCTAAGTATACACTAAGAGATATGATTCAACATGCCTGGGCTTGGTGCAATCGATGAGCTTTGATGTCTTATTTGAATTTGAATCAGACCTAGCTCGATATACAGGTGCTCCATACGCAGTAGTGACCGACGGTTGTACTCATGCTATTGAGTTATGCATGCGATATGACATGACTAGCTTTTGCGAGTTTACTCCGTTCACTTATTTGAGTATCCCGCAGTTGATGCATCAACTAGACATATCCTATCATTATCGACCCGAGTACTGGTCCAGTGCCGGTGAGTATCGTTTCTACAACACACGTATTTGGGATTCAGCTCGCAGATTAGAACCTGGTATGTATCGTGCAGGACAACTGCAATGTTTGAGCTTTGGACATGGCAAACCTTTGGAGTTGGGTAAAGGTGGTGCCATCTTGTTAGACAACGAAGCAGATTATCTAGCATTGAGTTGTATGCGCAGCGATGGTAGAGACCTTAGGATCACACCTTGGCAAGACCAAGAAGTCATCTACCAAGGCTTTCATTACTGTCCAACTTTGGAAACCTGCGCAGCTGGTATTACAGGACTGAAACAAATCAAATCAGGCATCACACAACAACAATATCCAGACTTGCGTAAAATCAATATTATCAGTTGACTTTGATCTAAATACCCTTTATAATAATCTTATGACTGGTCATCCTCGACCCTATAACTCGGAGAAATAATGGCAGATTTACATTACAGAGAACAAGACGGACGACCTCTTAGCCAGGTCATCCGCGAAAGACTTAAACAAGGCAACAAACGTTTTTGGGCAGGAGACAACATCAGCGAGTATGTCAGCGATGTAGAGAAAGATGCATTGATCACAGAAGCTACTCGGGCGTTCGAACAGGTTCTAGATACTTTACTGATTGATCGTGAAACTGATCCCAATAGTCAAGGCACAGCACGTCGTCTGGCCAAAATGTATTACAACGAAATCATGGCAGGGCGATATGATCCTGCCCCCGACGCCACGGCGTTCCCTAATGATAGTGAGGATAGATATGAAGGTATGTTGGTCGTGCGTAGTGAGCTGCGCAGTATGTGCAGTCACCACCATCAGCCTGTTAGCGGTGTTGCCTACATCGGAATCATCGCAGCCAACAAGCTTATTGGGCTTTCTAAGTATACTAGGATTGCTCAGTGGTGTGCTCGCCGCGGCACTTTGCAAGAAGAACTCTGCAACGACATTGCCCGAGAAATAATGCGGGCTACTGACAGCGAAAATGTGGGCGTTTACATTCAAGCCACACACGGATGCTGTGAAAATCGCGGCATTATGGCACACAGTAGTCTAACACAGACCACAGTGCTCAAAGGTTCGTTTAATACAGATCCTGGAACAAAGAAAGAGTTCTTTGACAACATAAAATTACAGCAAGACTTTGCGCCCAGGTAATTACTACAGCGGCCTTTCCGGCATTCATCCCGCTTTACAAATTCTGCAAGCCTATGATATAACATAGGAAAATTATGAACACAATTCAAGTACCAATTCCGCGTCAGTACAAGTATACCAGCACTAAAGAGTACCACGATGCTTTCCCTTGTGCTTACAGACAATGGCGAGCAGATAGTCATTGTAATCTAATACACGGTTATAGTTTTAGTATGAAGTTTTACTTCGGTACAGATACGTTAGACGTGCGTAACTGGGCTGCCGACTACGGTGGACTTAAAGAATTAAAGAACGTGCTGGAAAGTCAGTTTGACCATACATTACTTGTAGCCGAAGATGATCCCGAACTAGAGTTTTACAAAGAAATGGAACGGCGTAATCTTGCCAAACTGACCATCCTACCTCGATTAGGTTGCGAAGGATTGGCTGATCAACTGTACCGATACGTCAACGGTGTTTACATTCCTGACTTCTGGGGACCTAGCGAAGCCGAACGCTTGTGGTGCTATCGTGTGGAAGTACGTGAAACACAAGCTAATATGGCGTTCCGTGAAGGCCATCGTGAATGGAATGAGGATTTGTTTGAATAATGTCTAAAATATCAATCTTATTACCCACTAGAGGTCGTACTGATGCCTTGAAGCGCAGTATCATGAGCCTGGTTGAACTAGCCGAATGCCCCGAAGAAGTTCAAATACTGGTGGGATTTGATACCGACGACACAGCATCATCTGATTACTTTGTTGAACACATTGCACCCGAAATAGATCAGGCTGGCGCCAACTATACCTGCATGGCATTCGAGCCTATGGGCTATATTAGATTGAACGAGTATGTCAATGCGTTGGCTGATGTGTCCACAGGTGATTGGCTAATGTTCTGGAACGATGATGCATTTATGGAAAGTGCAGGGTGGGATAAGGAAATCGTAAAGCACACAGGTCGATTCTGTTGTTTGCGTATGCCTACTCACAACTCGCATCCTTATGCTATATTTCCCATTGTGCCACGTGCTTGGTATGATCTGTTTGGATATTTGAGTGTGCATCAGATTTCAGATGCTTGGATCAGTCAAATAAGTTACATGCTAGACATAATGGTCACAGTACCGATCAAAGTTGTACATGACCGCCACGATCTCACTGGTAACAATCACGACGATACTTTTAAGAATCGTCCCATGCTGGAAGGTAATCCCAATCATCCACGTGATTTTAATCATGTTGAATGGAGAAAGAGACGTTTCCAGGACGCTGTAAAGATAAATGCACATCTCGAAAGTATTGGACAAAACACTCAATGGTTTCGAGATGTTGTAGAAGGAAAGCAACCACCTTGGGAAAAGATGTGTGGCCCAGAGTTTGATCCAAATAAACAATTGATGCAATATAAATGACACAAGACATTAGAGAACGAATTGTTGAATATTGGAATCGTCAACCTTGTAATATAGGTCACAGCGATCATCCATTAGGTACTGCGGAATATTTTGAAGCAGTTACTGCCAAACGCTATCGAGCCGAGCCACATATATTGGACTTTGCTGGATTTCATCTGTGGCGTGGTGCTCGTGTGCTGGAGATAGGCTGTGGCATTGGAACCGATGCTGAACAGTTTGCCAGGCACGGTGCTGAGTATGTGGGCATTGACCTTTCTCAAGAAAGTCTAGCAATTTGCCGTCAGCGTTTTGCGACTTTGGAACTGCCCGGTGATTTTGTCCACTGCGACGTAACTGATCAGCAGGCACTACAAGGACTAGGACAGTTTGATCTAGTTTACAGCTACGGTGTCCTGCATCATTTTCCCGGCATGCGGGATCATTTGGAAAATATCAGCACTGTCATGAAATCAGGCAGCGAACTGAGATTCATGGTGTATGCTAGAAATTCTTGGAAGTATGCCATGATACAAAAAGGTCTGGATCAGTTTGAAGCACAAGCCGGATGTCCTTATGCCGAAGCTTACACTCGCGAAGAAATCACAGATCTAGTACAGGGCTTGTTTAAGATCGAACGTATCAGGCAAGACCATTGTTTCATGTACAATGT